CCCACTCTGCGGTGCGCTCGGCTTCGCGTTTTTCTTCGCGCGCCATAACCTTGCGAACAGCAGCCTCTTGGCTCTCTGTCAGCCTGCCCCACTCATGCAGCGCGTCGCGCATAGCGGCAATAAAGTCACTGCCGCCACCAAGCACAAAACGCTCGATTTCTTTGCGCGTCTCATCCTCAGCGATCCAACGCTTATTGCGTCCAATAGATGCGTTGGCCTTGATGCTTGCCTCGCGTCCGGCTTCCCAAGCTGTCTGGTTCATAATGAAAGTCATATCAATCTCCCTTGTTACCCTCTAAATATAATGTGCTATCACTTTAATATCAACCCCTGTCGAGTAAAAAAAGACCCCGCCCAAGGGCGAGGCCGATATTTGTCAGAGAAGCTTAAACGCTCTGGCTTTACCGGCCACCTTCTCAGCCGCGCCACGCTCGACCAGTCCGGTCATCAGCCGGTGTACTTGGCTGAAGCTCTTGCCGGTCTTTTGCGATAGCTCATTGATGGTTGGCGTGTAGCCATACCGGCGGGTCATGCGGTCAATCAGAATCCGCAGCTCCGCCTGCTTCTTTGTCAGCGGCACATCAATCATCACGCGCCTCCTTTATTGTCAGCGTGCCTTGCCGCGCAATCCGTGCGGGCTTGGCCGGTGTCGTCTTGGCCGGTTGTGCCTTGAAGTTGCGCATTGGCCATTTGACATAGTAATAGCGATTGCCGACCATCCCGACCGCCTCATCGTGGCTGCCCATACGTTCTTTCAGCATAGCCTCAGCTTCGTCAATGTCGCCCTCAGCGGCTCGCTTTGCGTCCTTGGCGTTGACCAACTGAGCCAGCCAGTCGTTGTCCTCGCCCTCAAGCGTGATTGGCGGTGCGCCGTCATCGACATGCGGATAGGCGGTATTGCCGTCAGAGCTGGACTGGATCGGATACCAGTCAACGTCGAACTTGCGTCGCTCAAACTCCTCGATTTCATCCGTGATGCGCGACTGCACCGCAGCGTTTGCCTGATATAGGAAGATGCGTAGCTCCACACCGCCGTATAAGACACACACAGCCCCCCACGTTTTTTGGGTCGCCATCAATTGCCCCTGCAACTGTAGCGGCCCCCTGTGAGGCGCTGGCCGGTCTTCTGGCTTACTGCTGGTCAGCTTGCTCTCCAAGACGCCCACGCCGTCAACCCAGACAGCGCCGTCAACGCAATAGATGCCTTTTGACGGATCAGTGGTGACTTCATGCCCCAGCCCGCCGTCAGCCGTGCCGTCAAGCGACACGGCAAACGGTAGCGTGTCGTGAAAGATGGCGTCGTGTTCCAGCTTCAGGTCGGTCAGGTTGAGCCGCTCAGCGGCGGTGGTGAGGATAACTTCCTCCAAGGCATCTCCCCAGTCACAGGCTTCGTTACCGTTGAATGGGTTGGGGTTTGGCTTGCCTTCAATTGAGGCTAGTGCCTCAGCCAGCAAGTCGTTTGGCGTGCCGTATGGCGACGCGTTAAGCAACAACGGTATGCGTGATGCTGTGACGATGTCGTCGGGTGTCTTTTTACCTACCATTATTTTGCTCCATTTGCTTTTAGGCGTTCAACTTTTGATCTCCAGATGCCAACGCGACGGTTGGCAACATTTATTCTTTTTGTGAAGTGGCGATGGGCAACTCTGAGGATAGCTTTTTCTTCCATTAGCTCTGACTCTAACTGACTGGCGTGATCGTGCCACTCATCCGCCTGTTTCTTTATTGCGTTGATGCGGTCAGCCATTTTCCTGTTATGCGCCTCAGACTGAGCCACCACATCACGCAACGCAGTCAGCGTCTGGATAAGGTCAGCGCATACGCGCTCACCGTTCATAATTTTTTCATCCATATCCTTGATGATTTTAAGATGTTTAGTTGTGTCCATTAGTTAGTCTCCCTTGCTTTTAAGCGAATGAACTATGGTGAATATTATGAAACCTTCCGGCTTCACGATAAGAAGAAAAAATAACGCCGTTTATCTCAATTTTTTTGGCGGCGTTGACCAAAGGCAAGGTTAGCTCCTTACCTCTTTTCCCTCTTTCATATCGACTTACAAGCGTCGAATAATTTATACCTGTTTTCTTTGCAACACTTAAAAGCTGCGGATATTTTTTGCCAGTTTTCATTCTTTGCAATGGCTTTGTGCAGGCATCTTCTGGAGGCCATCCATTTTTTATCCTTCTTGATAACGTGGGATAAGACACATTAGGAAAGGCCTCATAAAAAGATTTTATAGACGGATACTTCACGCCAAAAGCCTCAATAGGCTGCATGCTCCACTTGCACATGCCTAACGTTCCACCGCCCCTGACATTGTAGCCGTTTGGTGACATAGTGTTTAATTTTTCAATCCAAAAACATTCTTTCTTTTGCAATTCACCAACAGTCTTTGCAGTGTCTATTTTTTCAAACAAAAAGCTTTGTTTGCCATATTCCCTGATTGCGAAGGCAATAGTGTTTTCTCCGCCCCTACCCTTTTTAGACGCATCAAAATGGTAAGTTTTTCTGCGCCCAAGGCACATCGTAGTCAGCCCAACATACTGCATACCGTTGACCGTATTGGTCGCAAGATAAACGATCATCCCGCACCCCCAAACCGCACAAGAAGCGCCCAGAAGTTCAGCTCTGAGCTGAAAATGTTTGTGAAAAAAGCCAAGCCAAATGCCATTAGCAACAGCATACAAATTGTGTCTTTAATCATTATCCTCTCCCATATTTTGATGGTCTATCCAGACGCGCGTCAGGCGTCTTTGGTGCTAACGCCGTCCAGCCATTGACGTGTAGCCGGTACGCGCTACACACAACCTCACCACCGACCCAAGATTCGCCACGCGATATGTGCGTGATGAGGCTCTTGTGGTCGGTGCGCTTGCAAGCCAACGCGATTGCGTCGTGCCTGTCGTAAAGCGGGCCGGTGACAACTGGACGCGTAAACGGATGGCTCACGACGTACCAGAGTTTGACGCGGTCTGTTCTGATCTGTTTCATGCTGATCTCCCTCACTATTTAAGCATGTCGCCAAACAGGCGTTCTACATGCGGGCAACGAGGTGTCGGCTTATTCATATGCCCCCACCACTCAAGGTCGGCTGGCGTCGCGTCGCGCATGAACGTCTTGCCGGTTTCGTTGTCCACATATATCAACTCCTTGTGGCCATCTTGAAACTCGATGATTTCCTGACGATGAAAAACCATATCAATTCTCCCTTGGTTGGGCGGGGCTGTTAAGCCGCCGCCTTATATGAATGTAAAAAATCGTACTGCTCGCGGCAAACCTTAGCTGGGTCGAGACCTAAATCTTCGCAGGTTGTGATCGCCATTTTAGCGTAACCTGTTGCGCGATCAAATGCGTCTGAGCAAGCCTTATGGTTGTAACTTCTTGATGGCTTGTTGCACTCATTGATATAAATGTTGTTTTGGGCAGTAAACGCCGATGTAAAAAAAACGATGTCTGCAACGCCTACTTCGATTTCGTTGATGATAGTCATTTGGTAATCTCCCTGATTTCCCGTGTTTGTCCCTCTTACCTATTATATATAGGGATGCTATTTACATATGACAAGACTAATATTGCATTATTATTAAATTAATTGCAGAAAAATAGCACTATGCCCTTAATCGCCCAAATTTGCCCGCTGACGGCATGTAGGTGTTTTGGGGCATAAGTGTACCAAAAGGAAGCCAGAAGCGTTTTTTGCTTCCAGCAACGATCACAGAAGGGTCATAAAATGAGCGAAGTTAAACCAGTTTTGTTGAGGCTCAGAGCCTCGACCATCGAAATGCTAAAAGCCGAGCTGGCTGTGTCGGCTCATAGGTCACAGTCGTCGCTTGCCGACGAGTTGCTGGTCAGACAGCTTGAGAGCAATATCCGCCAGCGCCACATCCAGACGACAATGGATCACCAAGCGGGGCGGGGCTGATGCGTGCCGGAGGTGGACGTGCCAAGGGGGCAGCGTTTGAGCGCGAGACCTGCAAGCTCATTGAGCTGGCCACTGGCAGAAAATTACGCAGGCGGCTATCTCAATATCAGGAAAAGAACCTGAGCGATCTGGAGCCAGCGGATAACAAGCCGTTTCCGTTTCTGATTGAGTGCAAGCGGTATGCAAAAGTTTCGCCTAGCAATGATTGGTGGGATCAGATAGTCACGGCGGCAAAGTCAGCAGCCAATACTAATGACGCCCTGCCGTGTTTAATCTATAAGCTGGATCGGCAGCAGACGCAGGTGCGGATACCGATTCAGGCTCTAGTGGTGCTAGGCAACTCCAGCGTGGCTCAGGACATAGCCGAGGCATACGACTGGCGCTACACGGCTACGCTGGACTGGGAGACGTTTGAGATGGTGCTGCGCGAGCATCTGGCGGTGATGTGATGAAAGCCCACCAGCGCCTAGTCCGTGAAGCCAAAGAGCGTGAAGAAGGTGTCGACCTTTTTGGGGCTTACTGGCACGGCATAGACACAGACATAAAAAGGGCTGAGGTAAGAGAGGTAAGCCATCATCAGGCCAAAGAAATTATCGAAGAATATGAATGGATGGGCTGTCTGGCTGCCGTCAATTGGTTTTATTACGGAATATTTTTTGACAACATATGCGGCGGGGTTGTCATCTATGGGCAGGAGTATATCGAAAATTTAGGGCGGTGGGATAAGTATGGGTATACCGGAAAAATCATTTTGCTAAACCGTGGAGCTTGTGTGCATTGGGCGCACCCGCACTCAGCCAGCAAGCTGATCCGCACGTCTATGAAAATGTTGCCGGAAAAATATAAGGTGGTGACCGCCACAGTTGATGACTTGGCTGGCGAGATAGGCACAATTTACCAAGCCTGCGGGTTTGATTACATCGGCTCAATGCGTGACGCCAACCCAAATGTAAACAGTCGCAAGGGCGACAGGTCTGCTTGGCTTATTAATGGGAAGCTGTACGGCGCAAGGGCAATGAGGCAGAAGTTTGGCACCACAAAGATTGAGGTGATCCAAGAGAGATACCCAGACGCGAAGCACGTCAAGCAGAACAGCAAGGGCAGATACTTTGCCTTTCGCGGCACAAAAAAAGAGATCAAGGAAAACAGGTCAACAATTAGTCACCTGATAAAACCATACCCAAAAAGGCAGGAAAATGCGTCCTAAATATGAAACACAGTTTGACCGCAACAACGAGCAGCGGGTGGCTGACTTGCTGGCGGAGAAGGGCTACAGCCTCGACAAGCTGCCAATGAGCTTTGGTTTAGACGTGGCCATCACTGACGATTTTGAAGAAAAGATTGTGGCGTTTGCCGAGATAAAGGCACGCACATTTGAGATGAATAAGTATCCGACGGCAATGATTAACCTGCACAAGGTTATCAGGGCGCATGACATTTCCGCTTGCACCGGATTGCCGTCGTATTTTATCGTACTTTACCGCGACGCATTGGTGCGAATAAATTTTGCCAGTGAGTTCGAGGTCAAGATGGGTGG